AAAGGAGGTTGGTTTTCTGTGGACAAAGCAGTTAATTTTTCGCCATTAATATATATATTTAATCTATTACTATCTGTTGTTTGTGTCGTGTCACAAGCAAAAACTACATGATACCAAGCAGAGTGGTCACGATGAACAGCAGATGGTAAAATGTATTTATTTCCACCATTGTAGTAGTAGATTTGAAACTTACTATCAGTAAATTCAGCAACAAGCCTAAAATTTGATGATGAGCTTGTGCCTGCCATAAATAAGGTTTGATATAATCCTGCATTTCCTCGCTTAACCCAACCACTCCAAATCCACGTTTTTCTATTTCCTGCACTTGCAGGTGTTCTACTTAAATAAGCACTACTGCCATCATCAAATCGCAATGACTGAGTAGCAACTCCATTGTAGAAAGCCACTCCTGTAGATGCTGCCCATTGATCTGGTGAAAACATTATGAGAACCCTAACTGTGGCGCACCTAATAAGATGCTATTATCTGCCTTTATAATATATGGCAATACATCATAAGCACTATTAGCACTTGATAAAGTTAATCCTGCACCACCAACACTTTCATAATCTGTTCCTAAACTTATTGTCCCGGCAGAACCACTAGATGGCTGAATAATAATCATAACACCTGTTTGACCTACGTTTGATGCTTCAGTTGTTGGATTAGCTAAAGTATTAGAGCCAGATGATAAAGTTAATATAAAATTTTGATATGTATCAAAATCTAATGTTAAATTTGTTCCTGTAAATGTTGATGGAACTTGTGCTTTTGTAAATGTTTGAGTTGCATCTGTTACAACATTAGTTGTTGTGTCTGCACTCTGGTCAAATCCCATAATAGTGATATAAGCATCATTATCTTCATTTCTAAATTTTAAAACATTATTTGTTTCATCATAAAAAAAACTGTTTGCGAAAGTTGTTGATGGATCAGATGTTCCAGAACTATTAGATGCTAATGCTTGCAATGCTGAATTTAAATCTGCTCTAAATGCCGGGAAACCTTGATTGGCAATAGTAAAATCATTTTGTGACATATTTATTCCTTTTCTAAGCTGCTAATTCACCATAACCTTTTGCGACATAATCAAATGTTCTATCAACTACACTATCACCACTATCGTAAAAAGTAATAGTAAAACCAGATGCACTCTTACTTGTTATAGCATAATAATCACCACTTGTTAAGTTGCTTGCAGAAATGCCAACTCCTTGCAATGCTTTGAATGATGGTGAAAATGTTATTGCTTTAGATCCTACACCACTAGAAATATCGGTATCTGAAACAACTCTATCTGGCATATCTATAGTTACTGATAATGATGTTATTTGATGTGTAGCTTCAGCATCTGTAGTTGTCATATTAACTTTAAATTTAAATGCTCTAGCCTTATAATCACCTACATTAAACTTTCTAAAATCAGTATATGTTGGTGAACCAGATGGATCATCTTCAGTTGTTGCCACTAATAATTCAACATTCGTGTCATCAAATGCTTGAACATCACCATCAAAATTACCTGTTCTATCGTCAAAGTCACCTAGAACATCATCAAATAAATTAACATAATCAACCCTAACAACATTAACTTCATGTGTAACTCTGCTTGTATAAACCGCACCTAAATCAACATAATTATCAAACTCATATGTTCCACTTGCAGCTATGTTACCACCACCACCATCAAATAAACCTTTAGCATCGTCAAAGTTGCCTGTAACATCTTCAAAATTAATACTTGTGTCTAATTGAAGTTTATTATCAACAACTGCTGTATTAACTTTATTTCCAGTAAAACTAGGATGTTGTGTAGTAGTAGCTACTGCATTTAAATTTTTAATATCATCTATGATTGCAACTTTACTTGTTGCATTTAAAGAAGCATTTCCTAGTTTATCAACGGCTTTAATAAAATATGTTCCTGTCATAGCTTCAACAACTGCCGAATTAGCAGGTCTTGCAACTCTCTCATTTAAATCGATTGCATTAGCATATGTTGCTCCAGTTGTTTCTCTAGCATGACGAATGTGATAATGAGATAAATCTAAGTCAGTTACTGGTGTCCAACTTAAATGTGCTTCAGTATTGATTATATTTACACTAAAATCAGAAACATCTTGAGGTGGAGCAGTTTCACCAACAACTTGATGTTGTGCAGTCGTAAAAGAAGAACGACTTAATCTAGTAATACTTCTTGCTCTAATATCATAAGTTTCACCATCATCAACATTCACAAATTCAAATAAATTAGCACTTGATTTTCCTAGATTAACAAAATCAGTATCAGTCGATTTTTTTGCTTGTACTTCAAAATCAATAACTTGTGGATTAGATGTTGTTGCTCTAACAAGCAAAACTGATACTGCTGCTTGATTTAATACTCTTAATTCATCACTTACTGTTATAACAGGTTGTGCAACCACAAATGGATCTGGCAATGTCGTATTATCTAATTGAAATACTTTTTCTTCTGCATTCCAATTATAAACCTCGCTATTTAATTCTCTAAGAACTAAATCAACTCCCATAATAGGAACACCATTTCCATCATTTTCAAATGCTATATTCCATTCTGCAACTTCAAAAACCTTGGAACTAAAACCGAATCTAGTGTTATTAATTGAAACTGTATCACCAACATTCAACTGAAATGCTTTTAACTTGCAAGGCATATCTAACGTCACTTGTTGCCTATTTCTAAATAAAGCTATTTTAGCTAATCTTTGCGCCATAGGTGATGAAGTTGTATAAGGTAAATCTAAATCTAAAAAGACTTGATCTCCATTATCTTCATTCTGAAAAATTGTTGATGTAAATGCAGGATAATCAGCAGCTATATAATTATTATCTGGTGATGTAAAAACACCTTTAACTGCATTATAATTATCTCTTCTTGATCTTCTTGATTGTAATGCAATAGATCCCCTTAAATCACCCTCATCTAAAGTAACTGTTGGTGCAACATATTTGGCTGCTTTTGTTTTAAATGTACCATTAGAATAAATGACTGAACCACCCATAGCAGTTAAAAGATTTTCTAGTATCTGCTTTGGACTACCATTGCTTTCAAATGTTCCATTTATTGTATATCGGCTTTCTGTACCACCACCAGATAAAGTAACACTTTCATCACATATATTAGCAGCAGTTGTAAAAGATGTATCATCTATCTCATCAGATGAAGCATTAAACCCATAAATACTATCAGTTAAATAATCTCTAATAGCTAATGCAGGATTTGTTGAGTAAACAGTTGTTGATGTTCTAGGATCATATAACTTTTTGCCTTGAACTATAGCTGATATGTTTGGTAATCCATTAGGAAATGCATCTGCATCAAATTCTAATCTTGCATAAACATATGCAATCCCACTAAGTTTATGATTAGATGTCCATTTACCATCACTCTCTGCAATTAAATCAGTATCTGCTGATTGAGTTGGAGAACCTAAATGTTTATTTATCCTTATTAGATTTGCATATTGTGTCGGAGCAGTACAATTACCACTTCCATCTAATTTAATAGCAGTATCATTTATATATATTTGCCCAATAGAATTAACTTCATGTGATGCCATTAAAATGACTAAATGAAGATATTTATCATCATCTGTACTCTCTGCAAAACCTAAAACACCAGAAACCCTTGTTTCACCATAAATCATTCTTCTAGCAACTGTTGGCTGCTTTATCATTTGTGTTCTATTTTGACTTTGTGTTGAAAAATCGGAAAAACTAGGAAGTTTAGGTTTAGGTGAGAATGTTTGTATAGCTGCACTTGCTGCAGCAGATACAACATATGCTTTTGCAAAAAATGCTAAACTGCTTCCACCAGTAGCAGGAGCAAGAAAAACTGCTGCTGCTGCCGCTACCAATGTTGCCGGGTTAGTTAAGGCTTTAACAAAATTTTTAAAAAATCCCATTTACCTACCCCAAACAATTTCTTTTTCTTGCAAATCAGCAATAAATTCTAAACCTTTATCATTAGGATAATCTATTTTCTGATCTTCAGATGTATATCTTCTTTCTCTGCTTCTTTCTAAATCAATTAATCTGCTTTCAGCAGTTAAGCTAATATTAGCAGTATCACCAGTATCTTCTATCCCCATTGTGTCCATACGACCACTAAAGATTAGATATGGATCAGCTACAACTGCACCATTAGCATCTAAAACACCTAAATATAATTTTGCAGGTCTGCCTTGGTAAGTTTCATTTAATGCACTTGAAATTAAATCTGATGGGATACCAGATAAAGTTACATTTATTCCATTAGCTTGAATATCAGCAGTTTCACTTATTTGAGAAACATTAAGAAAATCGCCACCACCAATGTAAGTTGTGCCACCAAAAGTAATATTTCCATAACCTGTCCAAGCAACAAAATTACCTCCATCAAAAGATAAATCAACTGCTAAAAAAGGTGATAAATTATCACTTACTAATATATCATTAAATGCAGTTGTTACATTTCTACTCATATCGCTTCAGATGCTCCAAAAGATAATGAATAGAACCCATCCATACTGATTGCCCAGTTATGAGTTGGAGTTGTCAACCTAAATAAACCAACTGCATTAGATACCACAACTGTTGCATCATCTGATGGTGATGATCTTAAATCTGGATAAATAGTCAATGCAACCTCACCAGATCCATTACTATCTGCATCATCTAAGACCTTATATAATCTTGCACCACTTCCAGAGCCTAATTGAATATAATCACCTGCTTTAAGATAACCAGTTTGACTTGCAGGAACTCCATCAATATTAAGAGTGTTACCAGTTTGACTTGCACCATTTACTACTGGTGTGCCGGGAGAACTTGAAGCAGTTCCTCTAGGTGTTGCAGCATTTGGATCACCTAATAAAAATGTGCCATATTGACCATATAACTTGATAAAAAAAGTATTCCAAACATTAGCACTTGCCCTTGTCATAGGTGGTAAGGTTACATCAGCTTCAAACCTTTGACCGGGATTTTTAAATATTTGTTGCTCATAAGTAAAAGGTGATTGTGTTGCACCAACTGAATTTCTAACAATAAAATTAACTGATTGTATTCCTGTTATTGTAGGTAATGCTAATGGATATGTTATAGCCATCTTTTATGCTCCAAATGCTG